AACGATTCGTCAAACGCCCCCGCTCCCTGTGCGGCTTTCCCGATGCGCAAAAGTTGAAGTCAAATTTTCAGCCTTGCGCGGGGCCTGGATTGGTGCGGGTTTCCCGGCACAAATAACAAAACCCCATTTGTTTCATTCTTACTTGCGGAACAGATCTACCACCCGATCCTGCTTAGCCTGCTCCACGGTGCCCGCCTGGACATAGTGCCGGGTCATCACCTGCGGGGTGTGGCCCAGGTTGCGAGCGACGACGCCCAGTTCTGCCCCGTGCTGTACCTCAAGGGTCGCGTGTAACCCCCGAAAAGAGTGCGGGCACACCCCGGGAACCTTCGCCCGCTCACAGAATTTGTACGTCCAGGTCGTGATCAATGAGCCGCTGATGCGAAAGAGCTTCGCCGTGGGAAGCTTCCCTTTGGCTTGTGCTGCCCAGAGCGGCTGTAGTTCATCCGGGAGGCGCAGCCGGCGCACTGCGTTGGGGCTCTTGCCGTGCGGAATGCGCAGCACGGTCCCCCGGTCGTCGAGGTCGCGCACCGTTCGGGTGAGAATCTCAGAGACGCGCGTTCCTAAGTAGAGGCACGACAGGACAATCAACGCGTGCTCACTGCGGCGTCCCCTTTTTTCAATCTCGCCAAAGAGGACAGAGGCCAGGGCCCGAGCTTCGTCGAGCGTGAGTTGCGCCTTGCCTCGGTTCGGGGTGCCCTCTGGCTTGATGCTCGCAGCCGGGTTGGCCCGGGTGTAGCCCTTCTCGATGCACCAAGAGAAGAACTCCTGCCCAATCTGGAGGCGTGCGTGATGCGTCGAGGCGGCATAACCCTCTTTGATGAGCGCCGCATAGCGCGCACGACAAAGCGCCGGTGTGACCTCATCAGGGGCGAGCGAGAGAAGCCCGTCGAGAAACGAGTACAGCATGACCCGCTCCGAGTCGCGCGAGGCGTCTGAGATGCTTTTGGCGCAGAGCCACTCCATTGCAGCGCCTGCCACGGTCAGCGCTTCCCGCGCGAAGAGCCGGGTGAGCTGCTCCGCGCGCGCCTGGGCTTCGCCTTCGCTTGCCATTGTCTCAACAATTCGTCGTCCTTCTGTCGCGTTGTAGCTGATAACGGTGCGTCCGTAGACGCCGATGACCCTGTCATAGTCTTTTCTTGGTCGCGGCATGATTGCCTCTCCTGTTGTGGTCCGCAACGCTCGCAGGGAACTGCGATGATACCGCGTGCCTCGAATCTTCGGAAGAGCTCTTCTCCAACAACAAGGGCGATGGCTTTGAGGTCGTGAGGTGAGAGGCTCATGGTGCCCACTCCAGATCTGACCATGTGGGGTCTTGGGTGACTGTCTTGATTGCCTCAACAGCGGCGAGCTCCTTCTTGATAGCCTCGCGCTTGGCCTTGCGATCTGCCTTCTCTTGCTCCTGCTCGCGCTTCAGGTGCCACGCTTCGATCTCTTCGGGGGTCATGCGCGCGAGGTTTGCGGCTGCTACTCGCGCGGCGTTGATGGGGTCTGCGAGGTATGCGGCGCGGGCGGCCTCTTGCTTTCTCCTTGCGTGACTATTCTTCTTTTGTTCGCGCTTATTGGCGAGATACCGCGCGTATCTTTCGGGGTTTTGCCTAAGTCGTTCACGGTAGGCACGACTTTTGTCAGCGTTCCTCTTGAATGAAACAAATGGGGTTTTGTTATTTGTGCTGGGAAACCCGCACCAATCCAGGCCCCGCGCAAGGCTGAAAATTTGACTTCAACTTTTGCGCATCGGGAAAGCCGCACAGGGAGCGGGAGCGTTTGATGAATCGTTTCGTGACGCTCGCAGGACCGCTTGCTGTGTGGTTATTTTCGAGTGACGACCAAGAACGAAATGGAATTTGATTGATCTGATATGACACTTCTGTCAGTTTTATGTCAGGTATTGCAATAACAAAGGGGTTGGATGGCGCGCGACAAGAAGACAGGAGGCCGCACCAAGGGCACGCCCAATAAGCTTACCGTCGAGGTGCAGGCGCTCCTGGAGGGTCTTGTGTCGCAGGGTCTGAAGGCTGATCCCATCGAGTTTCTCGCGCGATTGATGGCCGGTGACAAAGAGTGGTTGGGTGTCAAGCGGTCGATCCCGCTGGCGCTGCGAGCCAAGGCGGCGGCAGAACTGGCGCCCTATCGCGCCCCCAAGCGCAAGGCCATCGAGATCACCGGTAAGGATGAGACCGTGATTGTAGATTTGGAGTGGCCCGATGCACGTTAAAATCAAACTACCCCGACTGCATCCACTCCAACAGGAGATCGTCTCCTCTGCGTCTCGCTTTCGCGTCGTGGTCTGTGGGCGTCGATGGGGCAAGACCCGGGTGGGTGCTTACCTCGCGTTGCTTGATGTGCTGCGCAGTCGAAAGATTTGGTGGGTCGCTCCTGTCTACTCTCAAGCTTCGATTGCGTGGCGGCTCTTGCGCCCCCTTTTTCGTCAGATACCCCAGGCCGAAGTAAGAGAGAACGATCGCTGTGTGCGGTGTGCCGGGGGCGAGCTCTGGATTAAGAGCGCTGACAACCCGGACACCTTGCGCGGTGAAGGTCTCGACGGCGTGATCGTTGATGAGGCCGACTACACCAGCGAGCAGACATGGACCCAAGCACTTCGCCCCGCCCTGGCTGACCGCAAAGGGTGGGCGCTCTTTATCTCGACCCCGCACGAGATTGGTGGCTGGTTTCAGAAGCTCTATGAGAGAGGGCAGAGCCAAGAGGATGCGCAGTGGGCGAGCTGGCAGTATCCAAGTTGGACGAACCCGTTCTTAGACCCCACCGAGATCGACCAGGCGCGCGCTGATATGAGCGAGTTGGAGTTCCGTCAAGAGTTCGGCGCCGAGTTTGTGGGGCGGCCCGATGCGGTCTACCACAACTGGGAGCCGCGCTCTCACATTGCGCCCTGCTCTTATACGGCTGGTCTCCCTCTGTATGTGGGCCTTGACTTCAATAACTCGCCTCGCGTCGCTGTCTTCTTGCAGAAGCAGGGGGAGGTGTTCTGCGCAGTGGGCGAAGTCTATCACCCGTACCAGGCGACGACAGACGAACATGCGGCGATGGTCGTGGCGTGGCTCTCCTCTCGTGGAATCAATCACCAAAAAGGGGGTCCTGTCGTGTGCATCGCCGATGCCAGTGGAGCCGCGAAGCAGCACACCGGCAAGAGCGACCATCAGGCCTTCAAAGATGCAGGCTTCGCGCTCGATGTGCCTCCCGCCAACCCCCCAATCCGTGACCGGGATAACGCGGTGCTGGGCTACCTGCGCAACGCCAAGGGCGAGGTCAGGATTAAGGTAGACCCCTCTTGCCGTCACCTGATTGAGTCGTTCGGTAAGTTCAAGCACGGCGACAGGTCGCGCTCCCCGTGGGGCCACATCCTCGACGCCTTTGGCTACGTCATACACCGCAAGACCGCCAAGAGTGGCGGCGGCATAGGAGGCTACTCGTGAGCACGTTCCCTTATCTGCACCCCGAATACAGTGAGCGCCTGCCTGATTGGCAGAAGTGGCGCGATGCCAGCGATGGCGAAGATGAGATCAAAGAGGGCAAGGAGAAGTATCTCCCCAGGCTCTATGGCATGAGCGATGCTGAGTATCGCCCCTATCTCGATCGCGCCGAATGGTACAACGCCAGCGGCAAGACCGTTGACGCGATGGTCGGCGCTCATCACCGGCAACCCATCGCGGCGCAACTCCCCGGCCTCGATACCCTTGAAGAGAAAGCTTCGCACAACCAAAGCCTGGAGGAGCTGGGGCAGAAGGCCACCCGGGAGATGTGGCGCGTGGGTAAGCTGGGCATCCTCGCCGAGATCCTTCCCGGTGAGCTTCCCCAGCTCTACCTCTACACCGCCGAATCAATCGTCAATTGGCACTATGAAGACGATATCTTGCGGTTTGTTATCCTCAAAGAATGCTACAGCGAGCCCAAACCGGGCGCCCCTTACACCTTCGAAGAAAAGGAGCAGTATCGCGTCTGCGAACTGATCGATGGTGTCTATGTCCAGCGGGTGATGCGCGAAGTAGAGGCCGCCGGGCAGAAGGGGTGGGCCTTCGTCGAAGAACTCACCGTCTTGCCTCAGATGAGCAACGGGGAGCGCCTGGCTGAGATCCCCTTTATCGTCGTCGAGTACGAAGACAATAACGGGGAGTGTGGCGGAAGCCCTATCGCGGATATCGTCTCGCTCAACCTCAAGCACTACCGGGTGACCGCCAACAAGCAGAACTATCTCAACATCTGCAGCACCCCGATCCTGCACATTGATGGGCTTGATCCAGACGACCGACCCAAGACCAAGATGGCCCTTGGGGTGGGGTTGACCATCTTTACGATGGGCGGCGGCAAGAGCTCTTACACTGAGCCAAGTGGTTCCGCGCTCACCGCACTCGGCGCCGACCTGGCCGCCAAAGAAGACCAGATGGCAAGAATGGGGGCGACCTTCCTCCGCGCTGCTAAAAAAGCCGTCGAGACCGCCGACGCCTTGAGCATTGCCGCACGCGGAGAGACCTCCGTCCTGCAGCAAATCACCAACACCCTGAGCAAAGGCTTCACCATCGCCGTACGCTTCCTCGCGCGCTGGCTGGGTAAAGCCGATGCAGGCTACTCGGTGACGTTCTCCAGTGAGTTCTTTGATGCGAAGATTGAGCAGTGGGAAGCTGAATTCCTGCTGAAGCTCTTCGCGTCCAACCAGATCGACCTCTCGACCTTACTTGATGCCCTCCAGGCCGGGGGCTTACTCAAGAAGGAGTGGGTGCAACCCCTCCTACAACGGGCGCAGACCGCCCAGAAAGCGCTAGACAATGGCAGCACTCAAGCGACGATTAACAGCAGCACCGGAACCAACCCTGGCGAGCCTCTACCGGCAGCAAGGCTCTGAGTGGGTGCTTGACGTAGAGGAGGACCCAACCCCGGCGCCTCCACAGAACGATGATGCAGCGATACGGCTGCGAGAGTTCCGTGAGAACAACATCGCGGCGCAGCGGCGCATCAAAGAGCTGGAAGACCAGATCGCCAAGGTCGCGCCCGAGAGCAACAAGGCGAAGAGCCTGGAGGAGCAGGTGGCGCAGATCAACCGAACCCTCCAGGAGGAGCGCGCCGCACGCGATGCCGCCGAGAAGCGAGCCCGCGCGGAGTCGTTCCGCTCGACGTTCAGCGGCGCCACGAACACCCACAAGGTCCGGGATGACCACGCCGCCCGCGCCCTCTTCGCCATCGCGCAGAACACCTTTAAGCCACAAGAGGATGGCTCCTATGTGCCCTATGAGGGAGACAAGCCGCTCTACTCTCGGCAGCGAGGCAAAGAAACAGAGCCGATGCCGCTGGAGGAGTGGGTACAGGTGCAGCGCGAGGGCGCCTACAAGGATCTTTTCGTGCAAGCCCAGGGGGGCGGCGCGCGTGGGTCGTCTGGCGTGAGCGGCGCCGGTAGCTCGCGGGTAGCATTGACCCGGGAGCAGGCGCAAAAGCCTTCTCCGGAGCAGTTTAGCGCCATGCAAAAGGGGCTCGTTGATATTATTGATTGACACAATGTCAGTCTTATGTCAGCTTTTGAACATGCCTACCGCTGTGTAAAACACACAGCACACATCAAAGGGGGCTGCAGGGCATCCGGTGGATGCTCGCGGCGCTCGATGATGCCTCGCTCCGGTGGAGACGAGGGCCGCTCCGGTGGAGAGGTCGTTTTCAGGCAAACGATCTCTTTCAACAGGAGCGCCTCTCATGGCCAATACCTTAACCTCGTTACTCGTTACCATCATGTCGCGCGGCTTGCCTTCGTTGCGCAAAGCCTGCGTGATGTCTCGTCTCGTTCGCACTGACTTTCAGATGGAGCTCTCCAAGCAGGGCAAGACCATCGACCTCCCAGTGCCGCAATCGCTGACCGTCTCCGATGTCACCTCAAGCTCAACCCCGCTCTCTCCGACCGGGCTCACTCCGACCACCGTCCAGATCTCGCTCAACAAATGGAAGCGCGTTCACTTCGCGCTCGACGACCAGGAGCTCACGCAGATCGAGTCTGATATGAACTTCGTCCCCATGCAGATGGGGGAGGCGTTTAAGGCGCTCGGTGAGCAGGTCAACAGCGACCTGATGGCGCTCTATGCCGATGTGTACGGCTACGTTGGCACCGCGGCGACTACGCCATTCGCGACCACCGTCGCCGGCGCCACCGATGCCCGCAAGGCGCTCGCCAACCAGTTGGCCCCGCTTGACCCTCGCTATGGGGTCTTAAACCCTGACGCGATGGCAAACGCCCTGGCGCTCGCGGCTTTCTCCAGCTTCCAGCAGTCCAGTGATCCCAGTGTCGTTATTGAGGGCTCGCTGGGTCGCAAGTACGGCATGAACTGGGTCGAAGACCAGCAGATCCCCACCCACACGGCGGGCACCGGCTCCGGTTACTTAATCAACAACGGCGGTGGCTACGCAGCCGGCATCAAGACCGTCGCGGTTGACACCGGCTCTGGCACCATCATCGCGGGTGATGTCGTCACCTTCGCAGGCGTGACCGGTACCTATGTCGTCACCTCGGCGCTCTCCGGTGGCTCCTTCAGCTTCTACCCGGGCCTCGCCGGCGCGGTGGCTGACAACGCCGCGGTCACCCTCAAGGCGACCCACGTCGCCAACCTCGCCTTTCACCGCGATGCCTTCGCGTTGGTGGTTCGTCCCCTCGACGACGTCGCACAGAAGCTCATCCCTTCGCTCCAGATCGTCACCATGCAAGACCCTCTGTCCAAGATCCCGGTGCGCCTGGAGATTTCCAGGCAGAACAAGCAGACCCTCTTCGACATGGACATCCTCTATGGCGTGAAGACCTTGCGCCCAGAGTATGCCTGCCGCATCGCCGGGTAATCCGGGCGGCGTTTCGGCGTCGCTTCTTGCTGCACTGGATGAGGAGTCCGATAGCCCATCCAGGCTGATGGTGGTTTCGGTCGCTCGGCTGTGGCGACAGGGTTGGCGGGTGCAGTCTGGGTTCATACCCCAGACAGGGGTTCGAGTCCCCTGCGGCTCTTTGGTGTCTGGGAGGTCGATGGACGACGCGAGGATTCTCAACTGTTCCCCTCGCTTGTGGGTTCGAATCCCGCCCCAGATTTTTTTGAGGTGATGCGATGGCGTTTGAAGTCGAGACAGGAACAGGCTCTCCCACGGCGACCAGCTTTTGCTCGGTGGCGTATGCTGACACGCATCATGCCAAGAACAAGCGCACCGCCACGACCTGGGCGGCTCTTACCACCGGGGAGAAGCAATCCCGACTGGAGACCGCCACCGAGATTATCTGTCGCGACTGCTACTTTGCGGGATATCCGGTCAAGACCATCGGCACCACCTCCGAGCGCCAGCGCCTTGAATGGCCGCGCGCCGAGGTCTGCGATCGCAACGGGTATTGGATTGACAGCGACATCATCCCAGAAGACCTGCAGCGGGCCACCGCGCAGCTCGCCGGGGAGTTGGAGCTAGAGGACCTCGACGAAGAGCCCACGCGGGGATTGTCTTCGTTGGGGGTTGGCAGCATCCAGCTGGTGTTTGACAAGACCAACGAGGCCAAGCCGCTGGTGCGTGCTGTCTATAATTACCTGCGACCCTACTTGACCAATGGAGGCTCTAGCAGCTTCGGGAGCATGGTGCGCTGATGCTTGTCGCCCTCTCATGCGCACACGGCAAAGGAGCCTGTATCCAGGGCGAGGCTGCTTGTGTCTGCGGCCAGCGCTATCACTCGGCACACGCCTATCGACGCAGTCACGGGCGCCAGACCATCGCGCGCCTGTGTCGCGCCTATAAATGGGCAGAGCGCACCGCGAAGCGCCTGGCAAAGAAGTGTGAGGCTGGTCATGGGCTTTAAGGCGACTCTTCGTAAGGGGCTGGCAATCGCCAAGAAGGTGGCGGAGTCATTTGAAGAAGCGCCATCAACCTACACGCCGGATTCGGCGTTGGGTAAGGTGCTCCAGCGCGTCAGTTCTCGCCTTGCCTTGCTTACTCCCGCGATCTGTCCGTCTATGCCATTTCGCCAGACCTCTGGATTTATCGCTGCCGATCTCGCGTTTGAGACCTACTGGCGTCAATTTTTGGTTGAGGCCGCAAACCAGGGTGGGGGTACTAGCGCGCGCAACTCCAGCGGCACGCCCTTTTCTGTCGATCTGACGATTGAGATCGGGTATCCCGGCACGCCTACGACCTTGGTTGATGGCTCTACTTTCTCGATCCCGGACATTAAAGCAGAGGATGCCAAGCAGATCGATGCACTCATGTTTGGCGGTGACCTGTTTATTTCACCTACAGATCTCGGGCTATCTGTTGGTGTGCGGTCTTTGGGCGGTTTTTACGACATCGGTAACACGAAGCGCCGCGCGCGCTATGTGCTCGAAGTGGTGGAGGTCTACTGATGAGTGACCCCGTCATCTCCCCCAAGGCTTTGCAAGAGATCGCGGATCTCGTTGCTGACATGTCGCAACAGCAGGCGATTGCAGGCATTGACGCCAATGGTCAGCCTTTCCCGCCCGGCGTGACCCTGATTCGCACTGGAGCCATGCTGCGCTCCATTCATGGCGAGGTGCGCAACGGAGAGCCCTGCGTGGTCACAGACACTGACTATGCGCAGTACGTACAGGAGCGCATCCCGTTTGCGGGCATCGCGCCGCAGTACATGTCCGAATTTGAAGCAAAGGCACAACAGATTTTAGAGCAGGGAATCACCCTGCCTGATACGGAGATATAATGGGAGCATCACCAGAGCAGTTTCGGCGCGTGGCCTTCGCCAAAGAGACATCATTCAAGACGGCGGGCACCTGGGTGAATGCCAAAGGGCTCTTGACCCCAGTCGATATCAAAGCTGATCGCGAGCGTATCAAGCGCGATGATGCGATGAACAGTCGCGGTGATGTCTATGCCGATGAGCACGGGCGTCAGACCTACAGCGCGAGCCTGAGCTACTACCTCACCGCGAACTCTTACGCGGATCTCAAGACACTCTTTACCGCAGCACTGGGCACCGAGAACGCAGCCACCACGCTCACCTTTTCGAGCACTGCGACCAACCTTGGCGTCAATATCTCTGGCGGTGGGCCGGCGGCGCTCATTCGTGCGACCGGCAACGACGGAAAGACCTACTTCGTCGCGGTCGATACCAACAACGCCAACGCCCTGACGTACTTCCCCTCTCTGCCCTCGGGTGTGACCACCACGGCGATCTCTAACCTCTCGGCTCTCTCGGGTGGGGTATTTGATTTTGACGATGAGGGCGAGCCCGCCGATACCTTCAGCATTGAGTCCGATTGGGCCACCAAGCCAACCCAGTATGAGCAAGAGGTGGTGCTCGCCAAGGGCGCGGTCATTACGAGCTGCAAACTGAGCTACGAAAAAGACAAGCTTCTCAGCTTCACCTTTGGGTTTGGGATGGCCGCTGAGTACACCGAGACGGCAGGCCCTGCCGCCAACATCTCAGACGCTACCCCCTGGAGCGTTCCGTTTTTGGGGTGGGCGGGTGATTGTATTCTCGCAGCTCCGGCGCAGGGGACCGGCTCTGGCTATCTCGTCAACAATGGGGCGGGCTATCCAGCGGGCACCACGACGATCGCAATGGACACCGGCACCGGCACGATCTTGGCGGGC